ATAGGAATGCGTTCAGTGAGTAAGTTCTTTGGAAAGAAGTAACAATGTGATAAAAATGCCACAGTTAAGCGAGACTGACAGGCAATACATTACATTAGAAAAACAACAAGAGTTAATACGAGAGCAATCAAAGCTCATAGAGGAGAAACGAAATGGGGTTTAAGTTATCATCACGTAGTATTGATCGTCTTGGCGGTATTGATACAGGACTAATTACGGTAGTTAACACAGCTATTGACATGACTAAAGTAGACTTTGGTGTGACATGCGGTATGCGTACCTTAGCCGAGCAAGAAGCTTTAGTTGCTAAGGGTGCATCACAAACTATGAAAAGCAAGCACTTAGAGGGCCGTGCAGTTGATCTTGTAGCTTACGTAGGGCCTAACGTTACTTGGGCTTTAAATATGTATGACGATATAGCTGACGCTATGGCTGACGCTGCACGTATTCACGGTGTAGCTATTAAGTGGGGTGCTGCTTGGAGTGTAGGTAACATTGCTGATTGGGACGGCTCTATGGAAGAAGCTATGAATAGCTACGTAGACCTACGTCGTTCTCAAGGTCGCAGGCCATTTATTGATGCTCCACATTTTGAACTTATGTAAGGCTTATGTACTACTTTGTTCTTATGGTATATCTAGGTACAGCTAGAGAGTTAATATCAGAGGGCAAAATGGTGTTTGACAATATAGAACATTGCAATTACTATGCTAGAGAGATAACCAGACGTTACAGTTCACACGGTATAGCTCCACAAGACAGGGTTGTAGCGTACTGTTTACCTAAAGTGAAAGAAAAGCAATGAGCATAGAATACAGGGGAGAGACATTTGCAGGTTATAACAAGCCGAAGCGTACCCCTGATCACCCGAAAAAAAGTCATGCCGTTCTTGCGAAAGAAGGTACAACCATTAAGCTCATCAGGTTTGGTGAACAAGGAGCGAAGACCGCCGGGAAGCCAAAAAAAGGTGAATCCGACAAGATGAAGAAAAAACGTGCATCCTTTAAAGCAAGACACGGTAAAAACATAAAAAAGGGAAAACTCAGCGCAGCATACTGGGCTGATAGAACAAAATGGTAACACGCTATAAAGGATAACATATCATGGCAACTACTACACTCACACAAGGTATTGAAGAATACGAAACCAACATTACATTTGGTAATGGAATTGACGTAACAGGGACAGGTACTTTCTCTGATAGCATTACAGGTACAGGACTACTACATTCATTTGGTACACGTAAGATTCAAACGTTTGTAGGCTCACTAGCAGATACAAACCCAAGCACAGCTTATGCAGATGGTGACGTTTTGGTAGAGCTAGGTACATTAGATACATCTACTCCATCAGGTATCGTAACCCCAACTAAGTTCTTTATTCACCGTGCTGTAGTATTTATTACTACTGTTGCAGGGCCAACACTTGTAGGTGGTCTTATGCTTAGTGCTACTTCAGGTACAGCTACTAATTCTGCTGTATCTTCAGGAACAGAAATTGTAGGTGCAGGTGTTGCATCATTCAACCCACGTATTTCTGCTACTGACTCAGTAACTGAAATTGACTTAAATCTTGATGCAGCAGGGTATCACGTTTTTGATCCTCTAGTGCAGGCAGCTATTGCAAGCAAGCATTTGTATGTATTCGCTACTACCACTATGAATGCAGATGCTACTGCAGGTCGGTTTACTGTTGAGTTAGAATACTCCGTACATTAATTTGCTACAATAAAATAGGGGGGAGTTACTAGATGCCACATAAGCCAACTAAGATATCTGTAACACCCCCTTTGGGCAAACGTAACTATCGTAAAGAATACGATAACTACCACGCCTCACCAGAGCAAAAGAAAAAGAGAGCCTCACGCAACGCTGCACGTAAACGCAGTGCAGCAAAACCGGGGCAGGACGTTCATCACAAGAATGGCAATCCTTTAGATAACAGGAAGGGCAACTTAGCTGTTGTATCCCCTAGCTCTAATAGATCGTTTCCTCGTGATCGTAACGCAGGAAAACGTAGGAGTTAAAACACAATGGTTGACCAAGCCGCATTGGTAGGAGAACACTTAGGATGGGCTGTAGAAACTGCAGTTACTTTAGGTGACACTGCTACTACACACGTAGTTTGCACTAACGCTAAGATGGTGCTTATTGAGACAAGTCACGCTTTAGATATAGGTTTTGCTGCAGCAGAAGCTGACATTACAGATAACGACATTATGTTACCTGCTGGTGTTCACAGTCTTGTTGTACCTAAAGCTATAGGTAACGCTACAATTTTAAACTATAGACGAGGTAGCAGTTCAAGTACGCTAGTTCGTGTTGTATTGACATAAAGGGGATAACACAAGATGGCTAGTAAGTTAACACAGTGGATTAATGCCAGTTTAAAAAACAAAGGCATGACTGCAAAACAAGCACAAAAGAATGCTTATAAGTACAAGAGTATTGCTGCAGCTAAGAAGGCTGGTTCTTTGTACTATAAAGATAAGAATGGCAAGATAATGATTGCTGCTTATGCAGAGGACTTAAATAACATTCCTAAAGTCAAACCTAAAGACAAGCCTAAAGCTGATCGTAAAGATGGCTTACTGAGTAAGAGTGGCAACCCTACACAAGGTCCGGGAAATCGCGGAATGCGTGAAAAAAAGATTACTACAACTACTCTCCCTAAGACTTCAACAGCTAGACCTACACCTATCGTAGCTCCACCCGTTAAACCCTCTCAACCTGTACAGCCTAGTGGTGGTGGCAATGGTAAAGCTAAACCTACAACAAATTCAGCAAAGCTTGACGCTTGGAAAGCAGGAGATAAAAGTCTTAGTTCTAAAGAGCAATTTCGTTTAGCTAAATGGGCTGAAAGAAATGACTTAAGTGTTCCTAGAGACTTAGCTAAAGATCGTGTTAGACTTAGCCTTAAGACTTCTACTTCTAAAAACAAAGGTGGTCCTGTAACTAAGAAGCCTAAAGGTGCTTACGCTGCAGGTGGTATGCCTATGGTTATGAAGGGTGGCAAGAAAGTACCCGCCTTTGCTGCTGACGGTGTTGGCAAGATGAACATGGGTGGAATGGCTGCTAAGAAGAAGAAACCTGCAGCTAAGAAGATGATGGCTGGTGGTATGGCTACAAAGAAAAAACCTGCTGCTAAGAAGATGATGGCGGGTGGTATGACTAAAAAGTCAGGCTATATGTATGGTGGCATGGCAAAGAAAAAGATGAAGAAATAATGCATAACGGGATTGCAAACTTGTGCGTAGTCCTGTAAGACAAAGCATGGTATAACTGTCTGTGGTAATACATAGAGGAGTTATACCATGTTTAAAACATTTATCAAAGCACTACAAGAAAGTCAAATGCGTAGAGTACAATACTGGCAGTTAGTTAATATGTCAGATGCTGCGCTTAGAGACATTGGAGTTACACGTGGCGAGATTAAGCAAAAGTTCTACAACAAAGACCAAGGCTAAACCAAAGGTTAAAAGAGCTTACTCTAAGGGTGGTTCCACTGTAAATGCAGCAGGTAACTACACTCAGCCTGAAAAGCGCAAGAAAATCTTTAGTAGAATAAAATCTGGTGGTAGCGGTGGCGCACCGGGACAATGGTCTGCACGTAAAGCACAAATGCTTGCTAAGGCTTACAAAAAAGCAGGAGGAGGATACAAGTCATGAAGGGTGTAAAACATTATAAGAAAGACGGTACTGAACATAAAGGTAATACTCACAAGATGCCTGACGGTTCTTTGCACACTGGTAAAGTTCACGGTAAAACAAGTGTAAAACTTTTTCACTTTAAAGATTTAAGCAAGACCGTACAAGCTAAGTTAAAAAAAAAAGTAGTTAAAATGCAAGAGGGTGGTTTGGCTGCAAGTCAAAAAAGCCTTAAGTCGTGGACTAAGCAGGATTGGAGAACTAAGAGTGGAAAACCTTCTACGCAAGGTTCAAAAGCTACAGGAGAGCGTTACTTGCCAGCTAGTGCTATCAAAGCTATGGATTCTAAGTCTTACGCTGCGTCTTCAGCGAAAAAAAGAGCAGATACAGCAAAAGGTAAGCAGTTCTCTAAGCAACCTAAGAAAGCGGCTAAAGCTGCCAAGCCGTACAGGAAAGTAACATGAGTAGAGTACTAAACGAAAAGCAACAACTCTTTATGCAAGTCTTGTTTGATGAAGCACAGGGTGATGTTGTACAAGCTAAGAAGCTTGCAGGATATGCTGATGGCTCATCTACTAAAACTATTGTAGAGGGCTTAAAGGATGAGATATTTGAGGCTACTAAGACTTATATGTCGCGTCTTGGGCCTAAAGCTGCGGTTGCTTACGGTAGTGCTTTGGTTGACCCTACACAGCTTGGTATTAAAGAAAAGATGGTAGCTGCAGGTCAAATCTTAGATCGTGCTGGTATAGTTAAGACTGAGAAGGTTGCTGTTGAGGCTAGTGGTGGTTTGTTTATCTTGCCACCTAAAGAAAGCAATGATGACTAAACACTTTGCATTTAATGACTTAGGTTATTGGATGCTACCTAAGCCTAAGAAGCTACGACATTGGGAGAGAATACCAAGGCTAGTTAAGTTTGTACCTTTTGGCTACGAGATAGACCCAAAAGATGAACGTTGGTTAAACCCTATTGAGAAAGAGTTAGAACTATTAGAGCTTGCAAAGAAGCACTTAAAGCAATATAGTTACAGAGAAGTTTCTGCTTGGTTAACTACACAGTCAGGCAAAAGCATATCTCACATGGGCTTAAAAAAGAGGGTAGACCTTGAGCGAAAACGTAAAGCAACTGCTAGAATCAAACGTAAGCTTGCCAAAAGGCTCCAAGAAGCGATCACGCAGTACGAAACGCTTGAAAAAGAAAGGACAGGATACTACACCTGTCCAGCAGAGTAAAAATGTTTCACGTGAAACAATTCCAGCTACAGTAATACCTGCACCGTTTGATGTAGAAGAAGCACAAAACATTGTCTTTAAGCCTAACGATGGCCCACAGACAGATTTTCTAGCATCAGGTGAGCGTGAGGTGTTGTACGGGGGTGCAGCAGGTGGCGGTAAGAGCTACGCTACACTAGCTGACCCCTTACGCAACCTAAACCATCACGCATTTAGCGGATTGCTTGTACGCCATACTACAGAGGAACTTAGGGAACTTATCCAGAAAAGCCAAGAGTTGTACCCTAAAGCAATTCCGGGCATTAAGTGGTCAGAGCGTAAGTCTCAGTGGGTTACACCTAGAGGTGGTCGCATTTGGATGAGTTACCTAGATAAAGACCAAGACGTTATGCGCTACCAAGGACAGGCGTTTAACTATATTGCATTTGATGAGCTTACTCAATGGAGTACACCGTTTGCTTGGAATTATATGAGGTCACGTTTACGTAGTGCTTCACCTGAGTTAGGTTTGTACATGAGAGCTACTACAAACCCCGGTTCTGTTGGGCATCAATGGGTTAAGAAGATGTTTATCGACCCGTCTGAGCCAAACAAGTCTTTCTGGGCTACCGATATTGAGACAGGAAAGATATTATCTTACCCTAAAGGTCACACTAAAGAAGATCAACCTTTGTTTAAGCGTAGGTTTATACCTGCAAGTTTGTTTGATAATCCCTACCTAGCTGACAGCGGTGATTATGAGACTATGCTGCTATCTATGCCAGAGCATCAACGTAAGCAACTACTAGAAGGAAACTGGGATGTTAATGAGGGTGCAGCGTTCCCTGAGTTTAATAGACAAATTCACGTTGTTGACCCTTATGACATTCCTAATAGCTGGGCGAAGTTCAGAGCTTGCGATTACGGTTACGGCAGTTGGACAGGTGTTGTGTGGTTTGCCGTATCACCCTCTGAGCAGCTTGTAGTTTATAGAGAAATGTATGTCACCAAAGTTACTGCTACTGACTTAGCGGATTTGATATTAGAAGCAGAGTCAGATGATGGCACCATAAGATACGGCGTGTTGGACTCGTCCCTTTGGCATAAAAGAGGTGACACTGGTCCTAGTCTAGCGGAGCAAATGATTATGAAGGGCTGTCGCTGGAGACCTTCTGATCGTTCTAAAGGTTCTAGGGTGTCAGGCAAAAATGAGATACACCGCCGTTTGCAGGTAGATGAGTTTACTGAGGAACCCCAACTCGTATTCTTCTCTACCTGCACCAACTGCATAGCACAGATACCTAGCATACCTTTAGACAAGCGTAACCCTGAAGACGTAGATACAAACGCAGAAGACCACTTGTACGATGCTTTAAGGTATGGTATCATGACAAGACCTAGAAGTTCCTTGTGGGATTTCAACCCTTCAACACAGAGAAGCGGTTTTCAAGCTGCTGATCCAGTATTCGGATATTAAATATGGACCCAGATGATTTCACAACAGACTTTGAAACTAACTTAGAGTCAGGCGAGTCTTCTCACATTGAAGACGTTACTACTGAAAGTATGCATGATCCTAAGACAGGTCACATTATTAATCTAGTAATGGATCGTTACAAACGTGCAGAAGATGCCCGTATGACAGATGAAACACGCTGGATGGATGCTTACCGTAACTACCGTGGTATATACAACAACGAAGTCCAATTTACTGAAACTGAAAAGTCCCGTGTATTTGTCAAAGTAACTAAAACTAAAACACTGGCTGCATATGGTCAGATTGTAGATGTACTCTTTGGTAGTCACAAGTTTCCATTAGCTATTGATCCTACTACGCTCCCAGAGGGCGTGGCTGAGTCCGTACACTTTGATGCTAATCCACAAGCAGAGCAAGGTATAGAAGAACTAAAAGAGACCTTCACGCCCCCTATGTTTGGCTCAGACGATGCCAAGCTGCAGCCGGGAGAAACTATGGATAGCTTGCGTGAGCGTCTAGGTGGCATGGCTAAGAAGCTAGAGCCTGTAGAAGATAAACTTATTGAGGGTCAAGGCACACTCCCTACAAGCATTACTTTTAATCCTGCACTTGTCGCAGCTAAGAAGATGCAAAAGAAAGTACACGATCAGCTAGAAGAGTCAGGGGCTAACAAGCAACTGCGCCTAGCTGCCTTTGAGACTGCTTTATTTGGCACTGGTATTATGAAGGGTCCATTTGCTGTAAATAAAGAGTACCCTAATTGGGATGAAGAAGGTGAGTACAAGCCAACCATTAAGACTGTACCATCTACTAGTCACGTTTCTATTTGGAACTTCTACCCTGATCCTGATGCTGCTAATATGGATGAGGCTGAGTATATCGTAGAGCGACACAAGATGTCACGCTCACAGGTTCGTGCATTAAAGGGTAGACCTTTCTTTCGTGATAACGCCATTGATAAGTCTCTTGCTATGGGTGAGTCCTACGAGAAGAAATGGTGGGAGCAAGCTATGGAGGATGACGCTCAAAGCGGTAAAGCAGAGCGTTATGAAGTACATGAGTTCTGGGGTTTTGTAGATAGAGAAGTCCTTGAAGAGTATGACGTAGATATTCCTAAAGAGTTAAAAGATACAGAGCAAGTAAACGTAAACATTTGGGTATGTAACCATCAAGTCTTGCGTCTTGTAATGAATCCATTTAAACCTGCACTTATTCCTTACTACGCTGTGCCTTATGAGCTTAACCCATATAGCTTCTTTGGTGTAGGTATAGCTGAAAATATGGATGACACACAGACCCTTATGAATGGCTTCATGCGTATGGCTGTAGACAATGCAGCCTTAAGTGGTAATATGCTTATTGAAGTAGATGAAACCAACCTAGTTCCCGGCCAAGATTTAAGTGTGTATCCCGGAAAAGTCTTTAGAAGACAAGGGGGTGCGCCCGGACAAGCTATTTTTGGCACCAAGTTCCCTAACGTGTCAGGCGAGAACATGCAGATGTTTGACAAGGCACGTGTATTAGCAGATGAGAGTACAGGCTTCCCTAGTTTTGCTCATGGTCAGACAGGAGTTTCAGGTGTCGGACGTACAGCTTCTGGCATTAGTATGCTCATGTCTGCTGCTAATGGTTCTATACGGAATGTAATTAAGAACGTAGATGACTATATGCTTAAGCCTTTAGGTAAAGCGTTCTTTAACTTCAACATGCAGTTTGACTTTGATCCTGAGATTAAGGGTGACTTAGAGGTACGCGCACAGGGTACTGAGAGCTTGATGGCTAACGAAGTGCGTAGCCAACGTTTGATGCAGTTCTTGCAAGTAGCACAAAATCCTGTACTGGCACCGTTTGCTAAGATGGATTACCTTATTCGTGAGATTGCAGTTAGCATGGACTTAGACCCTGAGAAGCTTACAAACAGCTTGCAAGACGCCGCTATCCAAGCGGAGATACTGAAGCAGTTTCAGCAGCCTCTACCACAGCCACCAGAGGGTGGAGTTCCCCAGTCTGGTACTAACCCACCTGAAGGCGCAGCACCCACAGGACAGGCTCCTACGGGGCCACAGGATGCATCAGGTGGAGGCGGTGGTAACATTGGAGTAGGCTCCGCACCTGCGCCGGGAGAACAAGGCTTTACTGGAAGGCCACAATAATGAGCATAGGAGTTTTACTAGGTAAGTATCTAAAAGAGGCTATTCAAGGAAAGCCTGTCAAAGATAAAGATGAGACTTTACAGGCTCTAGGTGAGGTTCCTAAGAAATGAGCCAACTAAAGAAACTCGTAAACGATAAACCTTTATGGGATGCTTTTGAGGCTGAACTAGAGGAGCGCATTCAAAACAGTTACAAGATGTTTTCACAGACGGATGACCCTATGGTTATGCAAAGAATGCAGGGTGCAGTACACGCTTTGACTGCGCTTAAGCAGCTTAGATTAAAGGTAAACGCTAATGGCTAATCTTGAACGTGAAACAGAGGAAGCATTAGGTATTCCCCCTAGAGCAAAAGAGGCTAAACCAACAGTTCAAGAGTATATGGATGATACAGGTGCTATGGGCCTACTAACTGGCCCTATGAGTAGAGGATCAGGTCTTGTTGGAGGCGCAACTGCTGCATATCAATTTGGTAGGGACTTACTAGGTTTTAATGAACAATCTGATGAACGTGCATTGGCTGGACGAAAAGATGATGAAGGCATTACACCTACTAAAAATTATATATATGACTTAGCCATAGATAAACTAGGTGCTACTCCATATCAAGCTCAGACTGTAGCTATGTTAGCAGAAGCTACGCCTATCGCAGGAGAGTATTTAGGTATTGAAGAAACAGCTAATCTTATTAAAGAGGGCAGGTACAAAGATGCTGCACTTGCAGGCGCAGGTACTGCTGCTGGTATAATTCCTTTTATAGGTGATGCAGCAAAAGCGGCTCTAAGGAGGGGTGTAGACCCTGAAGTTGTAAATCAAATTATTGCAGGTAAAGGTGCAAAAGATTTTTATGGTGATGATCTACGAAAGGCAGTAGAACTAGAAGAACGAGGTTTTAGCCCAGAAGAGATTGAAGAAATTACAGGAAGATTTACAGTAGGGTCTGCAGAAGCCGATTATTTCTCAGAGCCTCTTATGGTAAGGGGTGAACCAAAGCCTTACTTTAAGTTTGAAATAGATGACTCAGATGTTTTAATTAAATCTAATGATGGAAACATAACCTTAAAAGAGACTTCCCCAAGTCAAACTGCTAATGTTGGCGATATTATGGATCACCCTAAGTTGTTTGAACAGTATCCAGAAGCAAGAAACGTACAATTTTACTTTGATGATGCTAAAGAGTCTGGCGCACATTTTGATCCTAGTAAAGGACCAAGAGGTTCTATTGTAATTTCTGGAAGTAGAAAAGACATAGATGTAAACGATGAAAGTTTTAGAAATAGTTTTTTTTCATGAAATGCAACATGCAATTCAATGGCAAGATAAGAAAATAAAAGGTTTAG